GCGTTTCAGGGCCGAAAGCTCATCAGGTATGAGCAATCCCCTCATAAGGGAAAGGTAGGCAGGTTCGAATCCTCCACGGCCCACCAATTAAATCAAGGTCGCCATAGAGCGGCCTTTCTCATATTTAGCGCCAACCATCCAGCAACCAATATCACTCATAGATAACGTGCCGTGGCATGTGCTGGCGCTTTCCCGATTACACAGACAGCACCTGCTTACGATAGCGAGGTGAGAGATATGCGTATGCCTGGAAATAATCCCGACCTGTTTGCGCTGCTACTGGCAACTCTCATGACGTTATTGGGAGCTATGGCCAGTTATGCCTACCGGGTCATTAATGGCGCCAGATTTAGCTGGGTGATGTTAGCGCTACAGCTAATTATCTCTCTGTTCGCCGGCTCTCTTATGATGCTTGCGGCAATGCATTACAAATGGCCAATGGAAGTGACTGGGGCAATCTGCGGATTAGCTGGCTGGTCTGGTTCGACATTGATTAAAGCGCTGGAATCGCGCCTTCTGAACAAAGCCGGAGCAGCAAATGCCAACCAACAACAACCGTAAAGCTTTTCTCGACATGTTGGCCTGGTCGGAAGGCACAAGCCGCATTAAGGGAAGTGATAACGGATACAACGTAATTGTTGGTGGCTCACTGTTTAGTGGATATGCCGACCATCCTCGAAAGCTCATTGACCTGCCAAGGCTCGGTATCAAATCAACGGCAGCCGGTCGCTATCAGCTTCTCTCCCGTTACTGGGATGTGTACCGCAAACAACTCGGCCTGAAAGACTTCTCTCCTGCGAGTCAGGATGCCGTCGCATTGCAGCAGATTAAAGAGCGCAAAGCCCTGGCTGATATTGATGCCGGAAACATCGCGGCAGCAATTCAGAAATGCTCAAACATCTGGGCTTCACTGCCTGGTGCCGGATATGGACAGCACGAACACAAACTTGATGACCTGATCGGCAAGTTCAAAGAGGCTGGCGGGGTGGTCGCATGATCCCCTCAATCCTTAAAGAGAACTGGAAGCCGATTGCATTACTTCTGCTGGCTGGCCTTCTGTTATGGGGCGTTCATCACAACAGCTACGAGTCTGGAAAGTTCGACTCCAATCGCGACTGGAAACTTGAATGGGCCAAGCGTGATGCTAAAGACCTCCTTGAGTTAGCCGGGCGACAAGAGCAAGAACGCACCGAAGAACAGCGACGCCAGAACCAAATCAACCAGGTAACAGCAGATGCACAAACTCAACTCGACAAAGCACGGCTTGATGCTGCTAACGCTCAGTCTGCTGCTGACAAGTTGCAACTCACCATCGCAAACATCCGGCGTCAGCTCGCAGCAAGTGAAACCAGCAAGCTTTCCTCCGCTGCCAGTACAAGCACGGCAAGAGCCACAGCTACCGATATGTTCGCCCAGTTGCTCATCGAATCTGACAGAGCGGCGGGAGAATATGCAAAAGCGGCTGACCGCGCTCGAATAGCTGGCCTGGCATGCGAGCGGTCATACGATGCCGTAGTGAATCATCCTGAGTGACCTCGAGATTATATTTTAGAAAATATCGTCAATTCAAAACTGACGACATAACAGCCTGACTTCGGTCGGGCTTTTTTGTACCCGCAGTAAACCAATCGCGTGTCGCAACGCATAACACTCCCGAGTCTTTCAGAAAGCTGAGCCTGAGAACTGCCGTATAGGTGCGGACCTTCTCGGGGGGCGGCTTTTCTGTGCGAACAGGCTCATCTTTCTAAAGGAAATACCGAAATGCATACATCCTTAACCGTTCTTACTTCTAACGAAGCGCCGACCATGAGCAGCCTTGAAATGGTCGATTACATTAATGCTGATCGGAAATCAAAAGCCGAAGCACAGGGATTGAAGTTCCCTTGCAAGCGATACACCAAGCTGCAACACAAGCATTTTCTGGCGAAAGTCCCCAAGGTGCTTGGTGATAATCAATCAGCCAAATTTTCGGCCGATTACGTTGATGACAAGGGAAGAAAGCAGCCTTGCTATAACTTCCCTAAGCGTGAAGCCTGCCTGATGGCGATGAGTTACAGCTACGAGCTTCAGGCGCAAGTGTACGATCACATGACAACCCTGGAGGGCGGCAAGGATATTAACCTGCTGGACTTCTCCGGGCTGACTGATTTGGCAATTGGTGAAATGCAAAACCGTGTAGCCAAAGCCGAACAATTCTCTTTTGTTGAGCATGGTCAAGTTGGTAGTGGATTAATGACTCTGCGCAAGAAAGAGAAGAAGGCAATTAAGAAAGCCGAGCAACTGGTTCGCGACCTTATCCAGTTCAAGCTCTCCGATATGGGTGATTTCCCAAATGGTGAGCCAGCATGACGCCTATCGACTTCATTCATAAAAATGTTACTACCGAGCTGATAAAGCTCGGTTACGACCAGAGTGCATCCCGGATTGGTGCGGACATGGCGGTAGATCATTACCGCCGATGCTCTCAGGCCAGTCGTAAAGGGAAGATATTCGACGACTGCCTTTACATTGCAAAGCAGTGGGCTGGTAAGCATAAGTCTAAACAGAAGTAGAGAGCCACTTTCACAACGGCTCTTAACTAATCCTCCGACAAGGAACCAGATTGTGTAGCCCCGCAAGGAGAGTGATCCAATCTTGCTGACGGGTAAGCCGTAAGTGAACTAGCCACTGCGTGAGCCGCTGCGAAATTTGCGGATTTCATTGATGATTAAAAGCACATTCAAAACAAATTCAGATACTGCATTCAGTTGGTTAAAAATCTCGGTCATTACTCCTCCAATAGGGTTGTTATATCTATTGTCGGTGTTAAGTCCGGGCCTCAATTCTTGTCTCCTATAAGAAACAAAATTCAAGAATCCACCTCCCGCATTCTGGGCGTGCGAGCCGACTCGTCTCCACGTAAACCCGTGACAGCATTAACGAGGACTCAGCCTCCATTGAGGACTCCCTCTGACGAGTGTGCTGTATTCCACGTAACGAGTAATGCCGCGTGTTTTCCTGCTGTAGCAACCAGCAGGGTTTGAGCGCTCATGGTGGCAACCAGTGCCATGGCAGATGAAACTGGAATTATTGGAAGCTCATCTGTGAACGGACTTGATAACGGCAGAACATTTCTTAGCTTTGATTGGTGTTAAATTACACCCCTTAACTTAAAGGGGGTTAAATTGAAAATAGACCATGAGTATTTAAAGGGGCTTCTTGACGCTTTCGAGGATGAAGAGGGGCCGCAGACAGACATCCGCAAGTTGAAGAATAAAGGCTACGATTATGATTCAACTCAATTCGTATTCCATATGCGATTATTAGATGATCGGCGTCTAATATGCCAGAGCGATGGAAGTCGAGGATTTGGCTTGCAGGAATCAGCTGATGGATTCTTTCATTGGGCAGTATTACCACTAAGGTTGACCGCAGCAGGGCATGATTTTATAGAGGCTTTGCGGAACAAAGAGGTGTGGTCAACGGTGAAAAGCGGGTTCAAGGATGCGAGTATTGGCACCTTAGTAGATGTATCTAAAAAGCTTTTCGAAGGGTATGTACAAAAAAAGATAGATACAATACTTAATTGAGTTACAGCCGCCTACGGGCGGTTTTTTATTGTGCATCATCCAGGTCATTCGAGCAGTGACTTCGATAATGAATAATAGAGGTATCACCATGCCCAACTACAACGTAACCGCCAAAAAGAAAGACGGAACTGTCTACGAAGGCATCATGACCGTTAAAGAGCCTCAACTGGTTAATGGTCTTTTTGCCGTGGCTAACAAGGATGGTGAGTGGCGCTACATTCAGCCGGATGAACTGAGCGAGATCCTGTTTACGCCGGTACTGGAAGAAGAAACCAAGGAATAACAGTTATGGCACTCACAGACAAAAAGGAAACGTTTTGTCGCGAGTACCTAATCGATTTAAACGGCACTCAGGCGGCCATTCGAGCAGGGTACAGCGAGAAGACCGCACAAGAGCAAGCAAGCCGGTTGTTATCAAATGTTATGGTTCAGCAACGAATCGCTGCATTGATGGCGGAGCGCAACGATCGTAATAAGGTTGATGCTGATTACGTATTAAAGCGCCTGGTTGAAATTGACCGCATGGATGTGCTCGACATTCTTACCGACTCCGGCGACCTCAAGCCAGTGAAAGACTGGCCTGTCACATGGCGAACAACCCTATCCGGCCTGGAAGTCACAGCAATGATGGGTGATGGCGATACCGCCGCGCTACTCAAAAAAATTAAGTGGCCTGACAAGGTGAAGAACCTCGAATTGCTCGGCAAGCACATCAGCGTCCAGGCATTCAAAGAACAGGTTGAGCAGAAGGTCACAGCAACTCACAACATCATGCCGGTGCCATCGTGCACAAGCGTTGATGATTGGGAGGTGCAAGCGCAGAAACAGCAGAGCGAGGTTTTAGGTGGATGAATTACAAAGCCGTCTGGAAACCATTGCCCGGTTCGCAGTCTCTGTCCCTGAGCTGCCCATGTAACGAGATTCTTTATGAAGGCACTCGCGGACCTGGTAAGACCGCTGCTCAGTTAGCCCGATTCCGCAAGAATGTTGGTATCGGTTACGGCTCATTCTGGCGTGGGGTGATATTCGATACCGAGTATAAGAACCTCACCGACATCATCACCCAATCCAAGCGTATGTATCGCCTGTTTAACGACGGCGCCCGATACCTGGCATCAGCCAGTGAACTGCGGTGGGTATGGCCCACTGGTGAGGAGCTTCTCTTTCGCTTCGGCAAGGAAGAGGCTGACTACTGGGACTATCACGGCCAGGAGTTCCCGTTCATCGGCTTCAACGAACTGACAAAGCAGCAGTCACCTGAGTTTTACGAAATGATGTTCTCATGCCGACGCTCGTCGTTTCGGCCTGACGATTATCCGCTGGCTGATGGTTCGGTGATTAAGCCGATCCCGCTGGAGACATTCAGCACGACCAACCCATTTGGCATTGGTCACACCTGGGTGAAGAAGCGGTTCATTGATCCAGCGCCGCGTGGCACCATCATCCGCGAAACGCAGAAAGTATTTAACCCGCAGACGGAACGCGAAGAGGATGTGACGCTAACCCGCGTTGCCATTCATGGCTCGTTCAAAGAGAACCCTTATCTCGACCCGCAATACATCGCCACGCTGATGAGCATCAAGGACCCGAATCGCCGCAAGGCTTGGGTTGAAGGTTCATGGGATGTGACAAGTGGTGGGCGATTTGACCATCTTTGGAATGAATCACTGCACGTCATCAAGCCATTCACCATCCCGGAAAGCTGGACGGTTGACCGTTCTCATGACTGGGGCGAGTCAAAGCCATTCGCTAACCTGTGGTGGGCTCAGTCAGATGGCACAGAGGCAACGCTTCCCGATGGTAGTAAGTTCTGCCCGCCAACCGGTTCATTGATTCTGATTGGCGAGTGGTATGGCTGCCCACCTGAAGAACTCAACAAAGGCCTGAATATGTCATCCACTAACGTCGCAAAAGGCGTTGCATGGGTTGATAAGCGCCTGATGGGTGAGGAAGTCGACGAGCCAGAGGAAACGCAAGGGAAAGGGCAGATGCACATCGTGCCTGGCATATGTAGCAGCGTCATTCCCGGCCCCGCTGATGGGGCGATATTCAACACTGGCGACAACGAACTATCCATCGCACAAAAGATGGAAGCGCAGGGCATTACATGGCTGGCAGCCGACAAGAAGCCAGGCTCGCGCATCAACGGCGCATCACTCTTCGCTGACATGCTCGAGGCGGTGATTGAAGGTAAGCAAACCGAATCAGGCATGCCGGAAAAACCTGCTTTCTACGTCATGGAGCATTGCCGGGGCTGGATAAGCCGCATACCGGTACTTGTTCGCGATGACAAGAAGCCTGATGACGTAGACACCACTCAGGAAGACCACGACTTCGACGCCACACGCTATCGCGTCCTGCACTCACCTAAACGAGTCGGCGCTATCTTCTTCACATAAGGACGTCTCAGTGAGTAACACTACAGAAATGCAAGTCCTCGCTGGGCTCATTGTGAATAGCCTTAGCGAGGTTGGCCGTGCGCGGCAGTTGTACGCATCAGGATTGAGTAAATCAGGGAATACCAAGCGGCATCATCTCTGGTGTGAGTTTGGCTATCCTGAACGTCTCGATTTCGACCACTTCTACAACATGTATGAGCGTAACGGCGCTTCGTTTGGTGCCGTGCATAAGCTTCTGGACTCATGCTGGGTAGATAAACCAACCATTGTGGACGGTGATGAAACGAAGGAGTCAGAAGAGACTTCTCCGTGGGAAAAGAACGCCACCAGGCTCATGAAGAAATACTGGGCCAAGGTGAAGGATGCTGACCGCAGAAATATGGTTGGCCACTATTCAGCGCTTATCCTGCAATTTGCTGACAACCGAGGATGGGATCAGGAAGTAGACCGTACAGTAATGAGGCGCACTCGCTCTCTCGGTCTGGTGAAGATGATCCCCGCATGGGAAGCTCAGGTAAAGCCGGGTGAGCTGGAAAACGACCAGAAATCTTTGAACTACGGCATGCCAAAGTTCTATTACTTTCAGGAGCAGCAGGTCGGCGATAATGGCGGAATTGTTGGCCCTAACCGCTCAATTCAGATCCACCCTGAACGCATCATCATCTTCTGTGAAGGTTCCGAGGATGAAACCTCGATTGCTGGCATTCCGTTACTTCGTGCGGGCTACAACGACCTGCTTGATATGGCTAAGACATCAGGCGGCAGCGCAGAAGGCTTCCTGAAGAACGCTAGTCGACAGCTTGGCATCAACATGTCGAAAGACACCAATATCAAAACCATCATGGAAGAGGCTAAGAAGGCTGGCTACTCCGGTCTTGCCGAAGCGCTTAATGCCGCAATCCAGAAGCTTAACTCCGGCACCGATTCGGCGCTTGTGACGCAGGATGGAGAGGCTAAGGTGCTTTCAGTAACGCCAGCAGACCCGGCGCCAACATGGACGACATCAGCCAATCAGTTTTCATCTTCCGTGCAGATACCTTTTACCATCCTGTTTGGTCAGCAAACCGGGCGACTGGCTTCTGACCAGGACAAGAACGACTTTGCGAAACGCTGCAATGGTCGTCGTGAAGGGTTCCAGGCTGACCGGGTCAGCGCAATCCTCGAACGACTCTGGACTGTTGAAGTCATGGAACCACCGAAATCAGGTGAGGTAACCATTACCTGGTCTGACTTACTCGCACCGAGTGAGAAAGAGAAGATTGCCAACATGAAAGAGATGGCTACCGTGGCGAAGGATACACAGCAAGCATACGGTACCCCGGCATTCACTGAGGATGAGATTCGCGAGGTTGGAGGCTATGACCCATTGCCAAAAGCTGATAAGCCAAAGGGCGCTGATGAATCGGCGAAGAACATCGACCCGCTGACAGGTAAGCCAATTGAACAACCAACCGAAATCCGGCAGCCCGATAATACCGCGCAACAAAGCTGATCCGACGCAATCCTATCGAGCCGTTAACCGGATGTACCGCGACATTGAGCAGCGCTACTACGACATCAAGGTGGCATTGAAGCAGCTATTCGATATGCGGTTAACCGGGCGCGAACGGGCAAGTAACTCTCTGTTTGGCTACATCCTTGCTCGTAATGGCAATCAGCCTGACACGCTCTACCAGGTGAACGCTGGAACATACATCTACGACATGACGGCAGCGCAGCTAGCCGACCTGTTGCAGGCGGTGCAGGTGATTCTCGATGACCACTTGCTAGAGGGTGGCAGCCAGAACCTGTGGGCGTTTGATTACATAGCCGAGGAATATCAGCGCGGCACGCTGAACGCTTACACCAATCTGTCGGTGCAGTCACCAATCTACGCCAGCCAGACGACGCTACAGCAACTTTTGAGTACTCCGGCATACCAGAATCAGGTCGCATCGGCTTTCGTGTCTACGTACAGCGACTGGAAGGGTATTTCGGATGCTGCTCGCGGTGACCTGGCTAATGTAATTGCCGATTCAATCGGGCGCGGCGTAAACCCTCGGGAAACGGCTTCGATAATCAGTAAGCGTCTTGATGTCAGCATGAGCAAGGCCAAGACCATTGCACAGACCGAGCAGGTTGGCGCATTAAGAACCGCTCAAAGACTCGAAACAGATTGGGCAAAAGACCGGCTCGGGTTGAATACGGCAATCTTGTGGTTATCAGCATTAAAGCCGACCACAAGGGCGTGGCACCGGGCAAGACACGGCAAAACGTACTCAACGGAAGAGGTTGCAGAC